TTTCTACCTTAATTCACCGTATTTAACAGCATAGTAGCCGTTATCCATTTTCACAACCGCATCAGGGAATAGCTTTTTAGCTTCCTGTGCGATTACACCTATTGTATGATTCATATCAGCACCGAACTTCTCAGCGCCTTCTTTCCAATCCCACTTGTAAATGTTAAGACCTGACTTTAATTGACCCATCTTCTTGATGTTTGTTTTAAGTCTTTCATCCGAAGCGAGAATTGTTGCACCAAGAGTTAAGTATTCCATTAGTCCGGGTTCTGATGTTTTAGTTGTAGTTTGCGGTACAGGTGCAGCACCTAATGCTTGAGCACCATACGCTAGTGATTGTTGAGGTTGGGCTATGTATCCTGCGTGTCTATTGACCTTGTTGAGCTAAGTTCTGAGTAATTGTCTGACCCATGCCGAAGCCTAAGTTAGAGATATTAGCTAATTGACCTGCTGCACCTAGTCTTTGTTGTGCGCCTTGTAATCCTGCTTGCTGATTTCCTTGGTCTGCTGTAATTCTATTCTGAATATCACCCATAGCTGCAGTTTGTGCATTTTGGAAGCCTTGCTGTCTTAATCCTGCTGATGAACGAGCTAACTGCTCTGCAATACCTCGACCAACTTCACCCATAGCAATACCATGTCTTGAGCCACCGAAGGATTTAGCTGCTTGAGCTTGTGCTCCTAAAGCATCCATGCCAATAGCGCCACCTCTTAGGATGTCCGCTTGGTTTGTATCAATAACTTGTTGAGTATAAGGATTCATGTACTGAGACATATCAGTATTTGATAACTGACCTGCTGTTACCTGAGAAGGGTTGTAATACATTCCTCCTGCTGAAGCCATGCCTGCACCTTGGATTCCTTGTGCTGCTAGTTGGTTAATGTTTTGAGGTGGTGTCGCTGTACCGCCTATTGGTGCTGCTGCTCCCATAATTATCTCCTAACTAAATAATGCGTTATATCTTGCTGCATCTGTTGGTTGTGCTGTAGCCATTTCTGCTTTAGCTTGTTCATATATAGGCATACCTGAATAACCTTGCGAACCATCTGCATAGGTTGTTGCTTCCGGCATACCTTGAGCTGCTGTTAGAGTTCCGGGCGCTTGTAAGCCAAAGGCTTCTGCTGCACCGATATTCTGTTGCATTGCTGCCATTTGTGTTGGGTTGAAAGCTGCTACATCAGGACCATACCACGGCATGTATCCTATCTTTTGCATGTCTTCAGCTCTCTGAATATTTCTGATTGACGGGTCTTTAATCCAATCAGGTACATCTGTTGCTTGTGTTGTACTTCCTGTTCCAAAAAATCCGGGCATCTTATATCTCCTTCTGTAAAATTATGCTTCTCTCTTCCCAACCAAGGTGTTTTAGTGCCTTTTTCCAACCTAGCCGACCTGCCATACTCATTTCATGGCATCCTTGAGCCTTAGCCCATTTAACAATATCTGATTCCATGTCTGTAATCTGTTCAAGTTTCCCTCCACCTAGGAAGAAATGTAGAACTTTTTTATTAGGATACACTATTATCTCTGTTACTATACAGCTTTTGTCTGCTGCCCACAGTTGCATCCTACCGCTTATAACACCCTCTGCAATATCGATAAAACTGTGTGTATTCCCTCCAACATCTAAAGCAGCTTGTAACCAATCTCTACATCTTAACAAGTCTTCCTTTGCACTCATGGGTCTAATTTTACCTTAACCCACGCTCCGTTCTTAGAAACTACTATTGTTTGGTTGGCTCTATCCCACATAAGCACGCCATCTTCGGCTGCAGACTCACCTGATGTCAAGTATCTCAATTTATCAGTATTAGTAGATAGATATGATACAAGTCGTTCACCCCAACTCTTCCAATCACTACCTAAAGGCGGTGGAGGTTTAATCATCTCTTGCCACCTGCCCTTGCTTCAATTCTCATAATGCCTGAGCGCCAATTAGAATTTCCTACACCTTCTACCTTCATTCTTACTTGCCTACCTGTGAATCTAACGTCTGTAGGATTTGTCAGTGTGTACGGACCATGTGTTTGTTCTGTATCGTTAGGATAGAATCGTGTCTTAAATGTAACTTTAACCTCTCCCTGTGTATCTTCATCAGGGATAAGATTGTTTACTTTCATTACGGTATCACCATTACCTAAGCTAATAGGTCCTGACTCAGCATAAGGTTTAGTCGTGCCATGTGTATAACCCGTCTCATGGTTGTATAGGTTTCCACTAGCGTCACACCAAATAGGGTTAGAGAATACACCTCTATCCACACAAGCGGTTCTATCTAATACTCCTGTGGACCAATGACCCTCTTTATAGTCTAAAGACACATATCTGTCATTCTCTGTAGACGATTCTGAAGGATAGAAAAACCATACCTCTCCATGCTGTGAATTATGAACAGCGTATGTCTTGCTAATCTGATTTCGGTTAATATCCTCAAACACATAGTCTAAAACATCACATTTCATCTCTGAAGCTACTGAACCGTTAAACGTATAGAAGCCTTTATGTCCCATCCAAAATGCGCCTTCATCTACAGCTACAATAGCTTTCCTTGATGCAATACCACAAGCTGTACCTACTCTCTCAAATCCATATACAAACGGTGGTCCTGAATATGTTGCAACATGTGCGTCTTGGTCGGTCAATATAAGGGTTCTACCCCTCATACGAATACCACACATAATCTGCCCTGAAGTCTGTAACTCGAAGTCACCTGCTTCATTTGTTGCTGCTGCAGTCCACGATGTGTTGTTTTCTCTATCACACCATGCAACCTTTCTAGGGTTTCCACCTGCGCCTAGTGCAAAGACAAATCTTTCTTCTGTAACAACCATAGAAACATTGCCTACTGGTGCTCCTGATAACGCTGTAGGTAAAGCAGTAGGGTTTAGTTGCCATTCATATATCTTTCCGTCTTTAGATGAACATGCTAGTAGATATTCACCCCATGTATCTAATGACCACGTTGTAGCTTCTTGATAAATACCTGAGCTTATAGGGGCTGTGCCATAGTTGTTAAGTCCATGAAATCCACCGCCATAACCTAAGTTAAGTGAGGCGCTTAGAGTTCCATTAGTTAATCCTGTAGGGGTTATATCTGTTACTGTCTGTGAAGTATTAACATAATATAGCTTATTATATGTAGCTGCTACTAAGTTAGAGCCTGCAGTGTTGTCCTTCCAGGCTATCATAGCCCTAGGCGCAGAGGCAAATGCCGATTCTTTTCTAGTAACCCATCCTCCAACAGGACGCATTGAGCCATCGTGCCACCTAACTAAGCTAGCATCACGCCATCTGTTAGAAGATTCAAAATCTGTGCCGTTTCTGTGTATCCCCGGTGGTAATTGTAGTGGTATTAAACTCATGCTGCTATATCCGTCCAATTAGTTGATTTTTCTGCTATTGTATTCCAGGTTACAGAGGTGCTTATTTCATTTTCCCACTGTTTTCTACCAATAGCAGAAATAGAAGATGTGGATGTTATAGTACCATCTCCTGTTTGCTCTCGACTTCCTGTGACTAAAACAGACGATATAGTGTTAATAATAACCACACCTGAGCCTGCTGTAATATTTGCTGATGAAGAAACAACAGATACAGAAGAAACCTGTGCTTGTTTTTCTCTAACCCTTTCAAAAGATGTGATAGTGGTAGTAGTTGCTGAAGATACAGCATCGCCTAGTTTTATAACCTCTGCTGATGCACTTATTGATACTACACCATATATAATAAGCGAACTTTCTCTTTCTCTTGTGTAGACTATTGCAACAGAAGAGTCTCCCATTGATATAGCGCCCGACTCTCTAATTCTAAAGGAAGATGAAGATGTGGAAGAGCTTGCAGAAGCCGCTGATTCTCCATTTAACATCCTTTTACCAATAGCACTACAGGTAGAAATCGTAGTAATAGAGGACGAACCTAATTTAACATACCCTGCACTAGAATTGCTAGAACTAGAGGCGTTAAATTGAATACTTATAGCTAGTATTCTTTCGGGGCTACAAGTTATTACTGCTGTAGCATCTGCTTCTGCAGGTTTTACGTCTTGACCGTAAGACCCTTGATTATAAGCACCATTGCCATAAGACAATTGACTTAAAATTACACCATTATCTACACCGTACGTTCCTACGTTATAGCTGTTTTGACTGTAAACACCTACAGACATTTATTCTAGTCCAAAGTAATATCTAGGTCGCCTGTCGGCACTCTAAACACATCACCTGTATCAATAGCTTTGGATGACGTTAATACTGCATAAGCCATTAAATTACCTGCTGTTGCTGCATCGAATACACCTACATGAGTCACTGTGCCAAATGCTCCTGTGGCAGTTGAATATTCAACTGCTGCTGAGTTTGATGTAGTATTGCCTGTTGTAGTAAATGCAACTGACTGACGTGCATAAGCTGTACCTGAAGTAGTTACTTCTGTACCACCACCTGTTTCACCCGGTGCTGCTGTAAATAGAGCCAAATAGTGCGTGCTCGGTGCTGTGTAAGCTGAAGTATTTCTGTTTCTAAAAAATTAGTAAATGACATTGTTTTCTCCTTTTAAGACTAACCTAAGCCTCGTATTTTAAGTTTTAAGCCTGAACCACTGTATTTAGCTTTATCAGACGCACTGTTTAATTGTTGTACTGCTGCAGAATACATCTGAGCCCATACAGCAATTCTCTCATCTTCTCCTAGATACGGTGCTGAGTGTAGTAACGTACCATAAAGGTACACATCAGGCGCTTCTAGTAAAAGCCAATTATCAGCATTACTTGAACTTAATGCTTTTGTTTTAGCATAGTACAGTAATTCTGTGTTCGTTTCAGCAGAAGGAGTTGGGTATAACTGAAACTGTCCATCTGCGTGTGTGTAGTGTGTTGGTGTTCCTGTAGCATTTTCTTTAGAAGCTCTCTTGTCAGACATTGCTGCTCTTGAGATAAGGTTCAAAGGAGATGTTCCATTGTCTGTTATGTGAAACCTAATAGTCTCCATCCAATCAGAAGGAACTTGAGAATACTCATCTCCTGCGCTTTGTTGACCACTAGAGCGTGTCTCCATCTTCCAATGTCTTATATCTCTATTAATCTGCGACTCTGCTAGAGCAATAAAGTTCTCTGTTGCTGATGTCAGGTCATCCCTATTAAGGAAGTCTGCTACAGCAGTTTTAAGAGTTGTAAATGTATTTATAGCCATTACTTTCTTCCTCTTCTGTTTGCATCACGAGCACGTACAGGAATACTCTTCGCATTGTAACGATTCCTTTTGCCTAGAATCTGACTATTAGTGTATATATTCTCGCCCTGAATAGGGGCGTTTCTATTTATTTTTCCTAGTTCTTTAGGTGTATTTTTACCAAGACCGACCTTATTCCTAACAGTAGGCTTCATTAGTCCTTGCTCTGTTACAGTTAATACATCGTCTGAAAGGTTAATAGGCTTTGCTGCTATTTTAGATATGCCTGTCTCACGCGCTCTACTTACAACACTTGCAATATAGTTTGCTGCTTTTTTTCCAAATAGTGCCACCCAACCGCTAGGATGTACGGTTAGTGCCACATTGACGAAATTCTCAATACCTAAAGACTCATCATAATCAATACTAGGCTTTTGAACTTCACCTGTGTAAGGGTTAGGAAATCCCATTGAGTTCTTAGGACCTGAAGACTCTTGACGACCTTTCATATTTGAAAAAGAGCCGATTCCGGGCAAGTTGAAGTTGAAATTAAATCCACCGTCTGCACCGCCATTACTGCCTAAGTTGTTACGACTTACGGGTTTGCCGTCTATCATCACAAAATTCTCAGGATAAACATCAATATTACCTCTACTTAGTGAGGCTCGGTCTCTAGCAGACATAGGTCCACTATTTATTCCCGGAAGTGCAGTCGGTAAAGGCTTGTGAAACGCAACATCTAAATTTCCCATACGACCAGGAATAGGGTTACTAACAGGGGTTACTTGTGTATTAGCCATTTGTTCGTAAGGAGACCATCTATCAGGGCTGAAGTTAGTGCCATCAGGACCAATAGGACCTGTATTACCTAAAATTCCTTCTCTATTAAATGCGCTGTATCTTGCTTGGTTAATAGCATCGTAATCTGTGTTTCTAGCTGTTGGCATTGCTAGAGCTTCAAAGTCCTCTACAGGGTCTACTTTATTTGCATCGTCAGCGTTCATATTATCCCACCAACTACCGACTCCATCCCCTATAGCACCTAATCCTGTTTTGATACCATCGCCTATATCACTTCTAACTCCCTTTCTCCATGCGTCTATTGCTATCTTAGGGTCAGTAACACCTAGCTTATCAAAAACCCACGACCTAGCATCAGCAGTCTGTTCACCTTGTGCTGCTTTAGCATATAAGGCTTCTTGGTCTGCTTCGTTTGGATTTAATATGCCATTGTATCTTTCCTTCATAGCATCTGTTGGTACATACGGATTTACTATCGTCTTGAAATTAGGGTTTGGACCTGAAGGAGGTCTACTAAAATCAATAGGAGATATGGGTATTTGTTGTTGGAGACTTCTTTCATGTGCAGGAGCTTGTGCTCTATTACGGTTATACATCTCCTGTTGCATTTGAGCTCTAACAGCTCTAGTACGAGCATTAGCAGACTCAAATCCTACCTCATTACCTAGCCAATCCATATACGGGTCTTTTCCACCATCACCATAGTAGGTATCCCATGCTGAGTTCCAAGACTGATTGTTACCTAGTAGACCGCCTGTATTCGGTGAGCCAAAAGTGCTTGGTCCTGTTGACTCGCTTGGTGAGTCATAACTACTGTAGTTATAACTTAGCTCGTCAAAGGCATCATCATCCGTTGTTGAAGTGCTCGTAAAATCAGACATATATATCTCCGTTAAATTTGTTTTTTATCATTATAACACCTTTTATTGAAGTTCATCCATCAAGCCCGTAGGCTGTTGGTTGTAAAAAAGCTCAGGGAATTTCTTGGCTATATCCTTATGTTCTTGCTTATTGCTATACTCAAAAATCTTGGTTATACCCATTTCTTCTAGTGCTTTTCTAACTTGTGGTTTCCCTGTAGGAATTGCTGCGCCTTTAAACTCATTGGCATTAACAATTCTTCTAGGTTTTGCCTCTAAATAATTTACGTCCATTTTTAGAGCAAATTCCTTCATAGGATTTACAAGAGTCATTATCTGCTCCCACTGATAGTCAGTAACAGGGTTTGCTAACATGTCTACTGTAAATCCTGAGTGGGGCGCATTAAGTGGTTCGCCTGATAAAGCGCTAGATAATACAGCGCTAATAAACTCTCCATCTTTTGTATCTAATATATCTTCAACTTTACCTTCTACGTCATAGAACATATCTCCCCAAGCGTCTCTTTGGGTTCTGTTCGACCCCATGACTCGAGACCTGTCATCTTTAATTTGGTCTAAAGTTTCATACTTCCTTTGAGCTAGAGCTAGACCTAGAGACTCTTCTAAAGGTAAGTTTACTTCCTCACCAAACTCAGTTCCACTCTTATGAGCGCCTTTACTCAACATATCAAGAGTTGCTGCTTCAGGACTATATAGCGGATAAGTATGAGAAGAATCTTTGGCGGACAATCCTTTTGTCCTCATAGTTCTATTTACTTCACCAAAAAACGGCTCGTCATGGGTCATGGCTCTTATATCAACCGCTTCAGTCCAACCTAAGACTGTAGGGTCTGATGCTGCAGACTGCATTTCTGAGAAGTTATTGTAATTTGTTCTATCCATTCCACCTATTTCTTCTAACAAATCCACGAACAGCATGTCTCCCTCTAACTTTCCGGGGGAAGGCATGGAGTCATACTCACCTATGCTAAAAAACTCTAATTGTTCAGGAGTGAATTGAGCTTTAACCGCATCTTCATTAACATAATGGAGATACTCGTCAGGCGCTCTAATTGTGTAAGCATCACCCGTCCATGTGGAACTTACTAATGACTCCGCGTTAGCTAGGTCTGAGTCAGAAAAAAGACTAACACCGCCAAATTGGTCAGGGGTCATAAGGTTGTCAATTGAAACAGCAGCTACAGAAGGTCCGGGCATTTTTCCACCATGGTCTCGCATTTTCATTATATTTTCTGCTGAAGTATTGTGCTGTGTTATAAGTGCTTGTTCACCTGTGTAAAGAGGTTTGGTTATAGGGTTATAACCCCACTCATGTAAATCACCGTCAGTATTTAGTTCTGAAGCTCTTACTTCCTTTGTGATAAGGTCGTAACCCTCATCAATATAACGCTGACCATGTTCAGTTGCATAGGACTTGCTAGTAGACACCCAATCACCTGCGTTAATTTCTTTAACTCCTATTGGCACTGCTCTATAGATAGTTACCATAGCATCAGGTCTACCTGACACTCTCTTCATTACATCTATAGTTTCTAAATCAGCCTTTGCATACTCACCGCCAAATCCGTAATATCTTTGGAAATTAGGGTCTGTTGGAGCTTCAGGGAAAATGTCTGAGAAATCATCTAATGAACTTCCTTTTTCAGCAGATGATGCCGTGTGTGACAATCTGTAGTCAGTATTTACTACTGTAGGAACAGCAGAAGGGCTACCCTGTCCGTTCTGTTCTTGGAAAAACTTTGTTAATATGTCGTCAACATCGTGCTGATTAATCGCTTGTTGTACTGAGCCATGTGCTCTTGCTTTAAAACTTTCCTGTAGAGACATCACAGCATAATAAGCATAATCAGGTAGTAGTACATCTTGGTCGACTGAGAATGCTATATCACTTGGACCTTCGCGCGTCTTAGATACCTTACCTGCATTATCACCAACTCTCTTAATATAGAAGTCACCCTCACCTTTGGATTTCATTGTCCACGGCTTACCAACAGGTGCTATATTAAGTTTAGGCATTGGAGTAATTCCAAACTTACCTGCAACCTTATCTACTGTAGTAGGGTCTATAACCTTACCTATTCCACCAATAACACCTTTACCTAGGAATCCTACACCTGTTAATAAAGCTATTGCCTCAAAAGGGTCTTCAGATAGAGCTTTTTGCCAACCTCCAACAGAGCCATACTTAGTGTTTATAGCTTGACCTACTGCTGAAGCCATGTCCTTATCAACCTGATTCCAAGCTAATGTATCAGGTACTAAGTGTTGTAAAGCTCCTGAAGCTAAGTTAATAGCGGCTTTACCTGTCTCAATAGGGTTAATAGCTATGTCTACCAAACCCTTAAATTCTTTAGCTACACTCGAACCAAAGTTAGGGTTCATTTGATTAACTACAGGTTGAGTTTTGTCAAAAGGTATAGTTGACTGACTAACTCGGTCCATATTGTTATACCAATTCATTGCAGGACCTCCAACTGTTCTCTTAACAGCAGTTCCAATGCCACCAATTAAACCTTTGCTAAAGTCCACTGCCTTGTCGGAAAGGCTAGGTCTTCTGTGTAGTGCAGGAAACATGCCTAAGTCTTTAGGGCTTCTTACATCGTTTTCAAATTGCTGCAGGCTTGTAGTAACGTCTCGGAATCTATGGTCTAATGTTGGAACATCATTTAGTATGTTTTTTTGCTGACCGAGTATAAATGCTTTTTCGCCATCAAAGAAATTGCCTTTAACTTTGTCTAGTTGTTGTTGAGCGTAGGTTTTTGTATCTTCTTGGGCGTTTGGTGTTGAATATGCGTTGAAGCCACCACCAAGTAGACCGTGCATATAGTTACTTTGTGTTTGCCCTGAAAAATCAGGTGCGGTGTTCCACATGTCTTGACCACTCCAAGAGAAGTCTCCTACATTACTAGCACCGTGGACGCTTCTATAATCTTCTGCATCCATGTAATCGGATTCCCACCACTCATCGTCTGATATTAATCCACCAAATTCTTCTGCCATTAATATCCGCCCATAGCTTCTTG